CACTTAACTGGTATTGCAGTTACAAATTGGGGAGCATTCTATAAACCAAGAGATGTTAAAGATGCTTCTTATAATCATACAACTGGTATAACAACAATTACTACTGCTACACCTCATGGGTTATCATTAGGGCAAGAAGTTAAGATATCTGGTATTGCATTTACATGTACTTACTCTAGTGCAACTGCAAAAACTGTGCAGACTGCATCTTATAATAATGCCAATGGAACTATGACAGTTACTACCACATCTCCTCATGCATTGTCAGTGGGTAAAGATGTAATATTAACTGGACTTGCATTTACTTGTGGATTAGATGCTGGTATAGGAACTCATTACTATCCTAGAAATAGAGATAGATTCTATGACACTTCTATTTCTATTACAGAAACTACATCTAATACAATCAGTGTTAATGTTACTGCTGCTAAGGAATTAGATCAATATACACATCAATTTGTTAGTGCATCTGCAAATGCAGTAATTACAGGTGGTAATTATGGACATGCATTTGTGGGAGCAAAACCTGATGCAGTTAGTGTTGCTGGATGGACAACTTCATTCACTCCATCAAATTCTAGCTACAATGCAGTAAGTGGTGTATTATCGTTAACTATTGCTAATCATGGATTAAGTGGATCTAATACTATTCAGATTTCTGAAGGAGGTATTACATTTACCTGTGATATGGATGGTCATAGCACTTATCACCCATACCCTCGTACAACTGATCCTGCATATAACTCTAACTTAGCAGTTACTGTAGTTGATGCTAATACTATAACTGTTCCAGTAGGAGCATCTCCAATAGTTAACTTTAATGTTAGTGCTGCTACTTATAATGCAGGTACTGGTAAATTAGATTTAACAATCGGAGCTCATACTTTAACAGCAGGAACTAGTATTAAGATAGCAAAAGAATCTTTAGTCTTTAAGTGTTCTAAAGATAATTATGTGAGTGAGCACAAATATCCAAGAGCAGGTGATCCTGGTTATAATGGATTAAAGGTTATAGGTGTTAATAGTCCAACTAAGTTTGATGTAAAGGTTGGTGTATCAACTGTACCAACATTCTATAAGTCAGGTGGTAAAGTTCAGGCAGTTATCATAGCACCAAGAGATGTTAATAAATCTGCAAGCGGAACAGACCCTGCTGCTGGTGGAACAAATGTATTAGGAATCATTGATACAAATACATTTACTATTAATAGTGGAATATCCACTACACCACATTTCTATGCCAGAGGTGGAACAGTAGAAAAACCATTAGATATAGTAATTGACGACCCTCTTTCATATACAGGTATTCCTTTAGAGTATAGTTCCGATTCTGTTAGTGGAGTTGGATCTCAAGCAGTGGCTGATATTGTAGTTGGTCAGGGTAATAGCGTAACTGACTTTAGTATTAGAAATACTGGATATGGTTATGGTGTTGGAGAAATCCTAACAATACCAATTGGAGGACCAACTGGTATACCTACAACAGGAGTTTATAGAGAATTTCAACTTACTATTGATGAAATCTTTAGTGATGAATTTACTGGATGGTCTCTTGGAACTTTATTAGCATTAGATAGTCCACAGAATGAATTTGATGGAGAAACAATTGCATTCCAGTTAAAGAGTTCTTCTGAGATTATTTCTATTAGATCTGCCAAAGGTTCTAAGATTGATGTTCAGGATGTAATACTTGTATTTGTAAATGATATACTTCAAGTTCCTGGTAAAGGATATACTTTTGAAGGTGGAAGTATTATTACATTTACAGAGGCTCCAAAAGCAGGTGATACTTGTAAGATTATATTCTACAAGGGAAGTGGTGGAATTGATGTTAAAGAGAGAAATATTATAGAAACAGTTAAGATTGGTGATGATTTACAAATAAGTTATGATTCTTCTATTGGTCAAAAACCTTGGCAAGCAGAAGATAAAAGAGTTGTAATGAGAGTCGATTCTACTGATATTGTTACTACTAATCCATATTATGGACCAGGAAATACTGAAGATGAAACTTTAATACGACCAGTTAATTGGACAAGACAAACTGAAGATATGATTATTAATGATGTTCAAATTGGTAAAGATAGAGAATTATATGAACCAGGTGTTAATCCAATTTCATATATTACTAAATCAGTTGGAATTGGTTCTACTGTAATCTATGTTGATAAAGTAAGACCATTCTTTAATCCTTTAAATGAGAGTGCTGATTCCGTCATCCGTGCTACTACACAGGATAAAGTTACCTTTATTTCGCAGGGTAGTAAAGTTGGATCTATTGGAACAGCAGTAGTTTCTGTTGGAGGTACTATTTCTTCTATAGTTATTTCGGAAGGTGGTTCTGGATATGTATCAACTCCTTCTGTAAGCATAGCTAGTGCCTCTGGTATAGGGTCTACAGCACTTGCTACGGCATCTGTAACTAATGGATCTGTTTCCAGTGTTACAGTGTCTTCTGGAGGAACTGGATATAGTTCTGTACCACAGATTCTTATTGATCCACCAACTGCAATTAAAGAAACTAATTCGGTTATTTCTTATAATGGAGATGGTGGCATAATAGTTGGATTTGGTACTACGACTGTTAGCACCAATCCATCATTCATGTTTGATTTGTATATTCCATCAGATTCTTACATGAGAGAAATCTCATTAGTAGGAACTGCCGTTACTATTAGTTCGTTAAATACTAATGACATCTTTATAGTTGAAAATTCTAATGTTGGTTTAGCAATCACATCTATAACTTCTGTAGATAGTGGTGCTGCTACTGTTGGAGTAGGAATAAGTTTTGTAGATAACATCTATGAAGTTACTAGTGCTCAAACCGTTTATAGAAATGTAACTGGAGTTGGGTTTACTTATGTCAGAAGAATCTTTACAAGAGTCTCTGACCAGATGTCACAATTTACTTGGGGAGTTGGAGTTGTAACTTCTACTTATCAAGGAAATTATAGTTGGGGTAAAATTGAATTAGCAGGTAGAACTGGCATAAATTCATATTCAGCATATACTGGCAACGGTATAACTGGTATTTCAACTTCTGTGATAGTCCAAAGGACTAATCCTTTAAGATCAAAAGGTTATAGCATCTAATACAATAAATAAATAAAAAGTTCTGTCAAAATGGCTGCAATTATAACTGATAAGATTAGGATATTAAATGCAAAGAATTTTGTTGCTGGTATAAATTCTACTAGTAATTCGTATTATTCTTTCATTGGATTACCTAATCCAACATCACAACAATCTGATTGGGATATAAATCCTCCTTCTCCTAAAGATAGTTTTGATCAGGAGAATGATTATTGGGATACTATGATTGCATTGAAGAAAATTAATTCTTCAGATGTTAGACAAGTGGTTCAAAAAAGATTATGGACTTCTGGAACAACGTATGATATGTATCGTGGAGATTATACTAGATCAAATACTGCTAATGTTTCAGGTGCTACAAATTTATATTCTTCAAGTTACTATATTTTAAATAGTGATTATAGAATTTATGAGTGCTTGCAAAATGGAACTGACCCAGAGAATCCTAATGGAAGACCTTCATTAGATGAACCAACATTTACTGATTTGGAACCTAAAGCAGCAGGGAGTAGTGGTGATGGTTATATTTGGAAATATCTTTATACTATCAAACCAAGTGATATTGTAAAATTTGAATCAACGGATTATATTCCAGTACCAACTGATTGGGGAACTAGTTCTGATAATGCAGCAGTTAGAGATAATGCAGTAGATGGTTCTATTAAAATAGTTACTATTACAAATCGTGGAGTTGGATTAGGAACTGCTGGTGCAGTGTATACAAGAGTTCCTATCAAAGGAAATGGTACTGGTGCAGAATGTACTATTATTATGTCCAATGATCAAACAGTTGATTCTGTAACTGTTTCTAGTCAAGGTTCTGGATATACTTACGGAAATATAGATTTAAATGCAGGAGGGATTCCTACTGGAACAACTATTCCTACATTCAATATTATTATTTCGCCTCAAGGTGGACATGGATCTGATATCTATGAAGAATTGGGTGCATATAATGTTCTTTTATATTCTAGAATTGAGAATGATGCTGAAAACCCTGATTTTGTTACAGGTAATCAGATAGCAAGAATAGGTGTTGTTGAAAATCCAAAAGCATTTGGTTCAAATTCTAATTTATCTTTAGATAAAGCAAGTGCTGCTTATGCTTTACGATTGGCTGGAGCAGGATATAGTTCTGCAACATTTACTGCGGATGCTTTAATTAAGCAAACTGTATCAACTGGCACTACTGCACTTGGTAAAGTTATAAGTTATGATCAGACAACAGGAGTCCTGAAGTTCTGGCAAGACAGAACTATGGCAGGATTTACTACTGTAGGAACTGCACAAACAAATCCACCATATGGATACAATTTAAATCAGTTTACAAGTACTCCAAGTGGAACGGGAACTCTTACTATTATCCCTTCAACAGGATCAAATTTGGCAATAGACACTTCGTTTACGGGTGTATCTACCGTAATAAATAGTAAGAACTATTACCTTGGTCAATCATTTACCAATGGTATTGCTAATCCAGAATCTAAAAAGTATTCAGGAAATATTGTTTATGTTGATAATAGACCTTCTATTACTAGATCATTAAATCAAAAAGAAGATATTAAAGTTATTTTGCAGTTCTAAAAAATCATGCCACAGCAAACGAATTTAAACGTATCGCCATATTTTGACGACTATTCTGACGATAGTGGTTATCATAAGGTGCTGTTTAAACCTGGATATCCTGTTCAGGCAAGGGAGCTTAATAATTTACAGTCTATCCTACAAGATCAGATTGAAAAATTTGGACAACACTTTTTTAAAGAAGGTGCTAAAGTAATTCCTGGTAATACTGGTTATAACAAGTTATATCGATGCATTCAATTAAATAATACATTTCAAGGAGTCCCAGTATCTGCATATGTAGATCAATTAGTTGGTACGCAAATAACAGGAAGAACATCTGGAGTAACTGCAGTTGTAGATAGTGTTTTATTAGCAGAGGATTCTGAAAGAGGAAATTTAACTTTATATGTTGCTTATATTGGTTCTAGCACTTCAAATAATGAAACCTTAACATTCTCTGATGGAGAAGAATTATCATCTAATACTACTATTGCTTCTGGATTATTGGGAAATAGTTCTATTGCAGCAGGAAGTCCATTTGCAATTACTATAGCAAATAATGCAGCTGCAACTGGTTCATCTTTCCAGATACAAGAAGGTGTTTATTTTGTTAGGGGTCAATTTGTTAAAATAGAAACTCAAACTCTTATTTTAGATCAATACTCTAATGCATCAAACTATAGAGTTGGTTTAGCTGTAAATGAGGAAATAATTAATAGTGATATGGATGAGACCCTGACTGATAATTCTCAGGGATATAATAATTATTCAGCACCAGGTGCAGATAGACTAAAGATTACTCTTAGTTTATTTAAAAAACCATTAGATGATTTTGATGATAATTCTTTTGTAGAAGAAGCAGAAGTTGTTGAAGGTGTTCTTAAATCTAAAGTAAGAACAAGTGCATATAAAGGTTTAGCGGAAGAACTTGCCCGTAGAACATATGATGAATCGGGAGATTACTATGTTAAACCGTTTGGGATTGGTGTTCGCAATTCATTAAATGATAATGTAGGTAATAGAGGTATATTTAAAGAAGGTCAGTTTACTTATAGTGGGACTATTCCTACAGAAGAACTTGGTGTTTATAAAGTTTCTCCTGGTAAAGCATATGTAAGGGGATTTGAGATAGAAACATCAAACCCAATATTCTTGGATTGCCCTAAACCAAGAACTGTTAATATTTTAGAAAATCAAAATATAATATACAATACTGGACCAACATTAGAAGTAAATAGAACCTATGGATCTCCTACTACTGGTATAGGTAATACTTACATATTAAGTTTAAGAGATCAGAGAGGAGGAGCAGACCAAACAGTTGTTCCTGGAAATGAAATAGGTGTTGCGAGAGTTTATGACTATGCATTGGAATCTGGAACATATAATAATACTTCTAATTTAAATCAATGGGATTTGGCACTTTATGATGTCCAAACAGTTACGAAAATTACTTTAAATCAACCAATTGCTAGTTTACCAACTCCTACTTTTATAAAAGGTGTTAATAGCGGAGCAACTGCATTCCTTAAAGATTCTGTTACTAATAGTGCTGCTTTAAATCTTTATGAAAGAGAGGGTGATTTTATAGAAAATGAAGCATTGATGTTTAATGGTATTCAGAATGGAAGAGTTGCTATTGCAGTTACTGCTCATAATATTTCTGACGTAAAATCAGTATTTGCTACAAATGATGGAGTAGTTGGAACAGCACAAACATTTAATGCAGACGTAATACAGAAACCATCAGTTTTTGTAGGAATTGCAACTATTAGTGGTGCTTCTAGTGGCATAAGTACTGTTACTAGTTCAAATCCAGCATTTCCTGGTATTGGAATAGTAAAAACTAATAATTTAGTTCAATTCAGCGATCCAGATATTTCTACTGACCCAGTATATGGTAGAATTACTTCTATTGGAACTAATTCTATTATTATTGCTCAAGTTGCAGATGTAGATGGAATAGTTAATGGAAACTTACCAACATCAACAAAGGAAGTAACAGATTTACAAGTTATAACTACAAATTTAGCAGCATCTTCTGATAATACATTATTCACAAGATTGCCAAAAGATAATATTTCTAATGTAGATTTGACCAATGCTTCTCTTTCTATAAGAAAGACATTTACAGTTAATATAGTAAATAATAAATTATCCCAACAGGTTTCCGCTGGATCTAGTGAATTCTTCCTTCCATTTGATGAAGAAAGATATTCTTTAGTTCGTTCTGATGGAAGCACTGAACCATTAACAACTGATCAATTAGAAATTAGTGTTAATGGAAAGAGTTTACAAATTTATAATTTAGGTTCTAATGATACTGATTCTAAATTAACTGCAACAATAAAGAAATTAAAACCTAAAGCAAAGGAAAAAATTAAAAATAGAGTCAATAGTATCATTATTGATAAATCAATTAATGCAGCATCTGGTATTGGATCTACAACATTGAATGATGGATTATCTTATGGAAGTTATCCTTATGGAACAAGAGTACAGGATGAAATTTTATCTCTAAATTCTCCTGATGTTATGAAGATTCATGGAATATATGAATCTTCAGATACAGCAAATCCATCTGCTCCTAAGATGACTCTTTCAGATATTAATAGTGCATCAACTACTTCTGAAGAGTTTATTGTTGGTGAGCACATTGTCGGACAGAATAGTGGAGCAATAGCAATTTATGCTGAAAGAGTAACTAATTCTCAAATCACATTCATCTATATGAATGATTTTGTTTTTGCTGAAGGAGAAGTAGTGCGATTCCAAGAATCTAATGCTCAAGCAACTATTACTATATTGGATGCAGAAAGTTATGAGATTGGTGGAGAGTATACATTTAGTACAGGGCAAGAAAAAACAATATATGATTATGGTTCTATAACAAGAATAGCAGATGCTGAAGCACCAAATAAGAAAATAAAAGTATATTTTGAAAATGCATACTATGATTCTACTGATGATGGTGATATTACTACGGTAAATTCATATCGCAACTTTGATTATGCTGGAGATATAATGGGTATTAATGGTATTTCTAATGCCGATATAATTGATATTAGACCAAGAGTTTCTGATTATGTTACATCAGAAAGTGCAAGATCTCCTTTAGAATTTTTAGGAAGAACCTTCAATGCAAATGGTCAAACAGCAACTAATATTTTAGCATCTGATGAAGCCATTGTAACTACATTCTCACATTACTTGGGAAGGATTGATAGAATCTTCCTAACAAAGAATGGAGAATTCCAAGTTAAATATGGTTCTCCTGCTGAAAATCCAGAGAAACCTGGTAGTGTAGATGCTGCGATAGAAATAGCTACTGTTAATCTACCACCATATCTTTATAATCCTGAGCAAGCAGATATTCGTTTCCAAGAATATAAGCGATTCAGAATGGTTGATATTAAGAATCTTGAGAATAGGGTCAAGAATCTAGAGTATTATACTGCTTTAACTTTACTAGAAACTAATACTGCCAACTTGTTTGTTGCTGATAGTGATGGATTGAATAGATTTAAGTCTGGTTTCTTTGTTGATAATTTTGATTCATTCCTAGCACAGGATGATAAAGTAGATATTAAAAATAGTATTGATAGAGCACATAAAGAAGTTAGACCAAAACATTATACTAACTCAGTTGATTTAATTTTTGGACCAGTTACTGATGTTGATCCTTCTGCTGACCTTGCATTTACTTCTGTAGAGGGTATTAATGTAAGAAAACAGAATGATACTATAACATTGGATTATGCTGATGTTACGTGGTTAAAGCAGCAGTTTGCTACTAGAACTGAAAGTGTTACTCCTTTCTTAGTTAGTTTCTGGCAAGGTACAATAGAATTGACACCTGCTAGTGATACTTGGGTGGATACTGTTAAATTAGAAGCAAAAGTTATTCAGACAGAAGGTAACTATGCTGAGACAATGGCAGCTGCTGCTAGAAATCGTGGCGTAGATCCCCAAACAGGATTCTCTCCTATTCTATGGAATGCATGGCAAACTAACTGGACAGGTATTGATGTTGTCAATACTTCAAGAAGTACTCAGACAGGAGGAAATTGGGGTCCGAGATTTGGTAGAGGGGGTTGGCCTCAAGGAGATCCATCCACAAACCCTGCTAGATGGATTCAACAACGTAGAACTACAACTAGAAGAGAAGAAATAAGGGAAACTGTTCAAAGAGGTGTAGAGCAAAGAACAGGTATTAGAAATATTGTAACTGAAGTGTTTGATAGACAATCACAAGGCGAAAGAGTTCTAAACAGAGATATTATTCCTTATATGAGATCTAGAAACGTTGAATTTGTTTCTAAGAGAATGAAACCTCTAACACAACTTTATGCGTTCTTTGATGGTGAAGATGTAACAAAATACTGTGTTCCAAAACTTCTAGAAATAGAAATGAGTTCTGGCTCATTCCAAGTTGGAGAAACCGTTATTGGCAATATGCAAGGTGGTGGTCTTGGTGCTGATAACTTTAGTAGTATGAGACCAGGCATTACATTTAGAGTTGCACAGTCAAACCATAAGACTGGTCAATATAATTTACCATCTTCTACTTTTATTTCTAACCCTTATAATCAGCAACAACAAATTGTTCCTGCATCATATTCTTCTACATCAACTACTTTAAACATAGACACATACTCACTAGCAAATGAAACTCAAGGAGAGTTTTATGGTTGGGTTGAAAGTGGAATGGTTCTTGTAGGTAAGAGTAGTGGAGCTCAAGCAAAAATTACTAATGTTAGATTAATTTCGGATCTTTCTGCTTTCTGTGGAGGTGCATACTTTATACCAAATCCAAATGGAGTTAATTTCCCAAGATTTGAAACTGGTAGTAGTCTCTTTACTTTAACTAATAATAAAGATAATAATTTAGATGACTCTTCCACTATTGCATCAGAAACATATACTGCTGCTGGAACTTTAGAAACTGTTCAAGAAACTATTATTTCTGTTAGAAATGCTAGACTACAACAAAGAGCAGAATTCCAAGACAGAAATGTTAATAGAACTCTTGGAAGTGAAATTACTTCAGTTAGTGTAACCAATGGAGTATTAGAAGAAAGAGATGTTGGTTGGTATGACCCACTTGCACAGTCTTTCTTAGTAGAAGAAGAAACTGGAATATTCTTAACTAAGTGTGATGTATTCTTCCGCACTAAAGATGATATGGATATCCCTGTGGTATTCCAATTAAGATCAATGCAAGGAGGATTCCCAACACAGAAGATATTACCTTTCTCTGAAATTGTATTAAGTCCTGATGATATCAATACTTCAGGTGATGGATCAGTTGCTACTACTATTGAGTTTAAATCTCCAGTTTATTGTGAGAATGGTCAAGAATATGCTATTTGTTTAGCATCCAACTCGACCAAGTATAGTGTTTATATTTCTCGTATTGGTGAAACAGATCTTCTTACTAATACATTTATTTCCAATCAACCATATCTTGGTTCATTATTTAAGTCACAAAATGCTTCTACATGGGAAGCAAGTCAATGGGAAGATCTTAAATTTACTCTTTATAGGGCAGACTTTATTAATTCAGGATCTGTAGAATTCTATAATCCAGAACTTACGGAAGGAAATGGTCAGATTCCTATATTGATGCCAAATTCATTAAGTCTAAAATCTAAAGAAGTTAGAGTTGGACTTGGTACTACTGTATTTGATGGCAATCTTAAACTTGGAAATACTGTTTCTCAGATGGCAACACAAGCAACTGGTAGTTTAGTAGGAACTGCAGGAACTGCTGGTCCAAATTTAACTATTACTAATGCAGGTTTAGGATATACTCCTGCTAGTGGTCAAGCAACTTATAATGGCGTAAATCTTGTTACTTTAACAGGTAATGGTAGAGGAGCAACTGCATCTATTACAATTAATAATGGTTCCATTGTTGCTTCTGGCGCAACAATTACTGGTAGTGGAGGATCTGGGTATCAGGTTGGTGATGTAGTTGGATTTACAACTCTCGGAATTACTTCGGTTGGTAGAAATGCTCAGTTAACTATTACATCTATTGGTGCTACATCAGAACTTATTGTAAATGAAGTTCAAGGAAACTTTGTTGTTGGTGCAGCGAATACTGTTATGTTTGTTGATAGTACTAATACTCTTAGAGAATTGAATAGTGCTAATGGAGGAAATGTTCAAGTTTCTTCAATTAATATTGATAATGATGGATTGCATGTTAAAGTCAACCATAAGAATCATGGTATGTACTTTAGTGATAATAAAGTTGTATTATCAAATATTGAAAGTGATGTAAAACCAACCAAATTAAGTGTTGCTTACGATTCAACCTCAACATCTCCACTTTCAGTGGTTTTTGCAGGTGAGTTTGAGAACTTTGAAAATGTTGGTGTTGGAACTACTAATACTGGTTTCCTTCGTATTGGTGAAGAAATTATCGAATATACAAGTGTTTCTGGTAATTTAATTGGAGGTAATATTACTAGAGGAACAAATCCAATAGCATATCCTATAGGTACTCCTGTTTATAAGTATGAATTATCAGGTCTTAACTTAAAGAGATTAAATAAAACTCATAATCTATCAGACGTAACTCTTGCCGATCCTATTACCTTCGATTCTTATAATATTAAGGTTGATATGTCTGAGACATTCAATTCTAATAATGATAATAGAAGCAATGATGTAGGTTTACCTCAATTATTTGTAGGTCAAACTAAATCTGCTGGTGGTTATGACATAAGGGCAACACAAAATATGCCATATGAGATTATCACACCTATTGTTCAGAATTTAACAGTCAAGGGAACTACGATTACTGGGGAAGTTAGAACAACTACTGGTAAGAGTATAAGTGGAAATGAAATTCCATACCTTGATAATGGTTATGAAGGAGTATCAATTAATGAATCTAATTATCTTACAACACCTAGAATTATTGCATCTAAGGTTAATGAAACTGCTAAATTAGCAAATGTTCCTGGTGCAAAATCCATGAATATGAGATTATTCCTCAATACTGTTGACAGTAGAGTGAGTCCTGTAATTGATGGTCAAAGAGTAAGTACAATACTTACTTCAAACCGAGTAAATGATGTTATTGACAATTATGCCACAGATTCGAGAGTAAATTCTATTATAGAAGATCCAACTGCATGTCAATATATTTCTAAGGAAATTGACTTGGAGAATGCTGCTACATCTATTAAGATTATAGTAGGTGCTCACATACATGCCGAATCTGATATTCGAGCATTCTATGCTATAAGTGATAAGCAAGGATTTAAACCAATATTTGTTCCTTTCCCAGGATATAAAAATCTTAATGGTCAAGGTCAAGTGATATCATCCAAAAACAGTAATGGTGAATCTGATTCTTTAGTTATTAAATCCAATTCTTATGGATTTGATAGTCAAAATATAGAATTTAAAGATTATACTTTCACTGCTGATAGTTTACCATCCTTTAGATCTTATAAAATTAAGATTGTTCTTACTTCTAAAAATCAAGCATATGTTCCAAGAATGAAGGATTTAAGAGTCCTTGCATTAGCTTAATATGAATTACAGTAAAGTAAAGGATCGAAGCGACTTAGCTAGAGATCCTAGAACAGGTTCTATAGTTAATGTTAACAATTTAGATTATGAAAAGTACATAGCAAGTAGAAAAGTTAAGCAAGAGAAAACTGAAAAAGTCCTAACTATTGAAGAAGATCTTGCTAATCTAAAAGGTGAAATAAATGAGATTAAATCCCTACTTAGAGAACTAGTCAATGGCAACTAAAAAAATTACATTTGATCCTACTGCAGGGGTTCCTGTAGCATCAAACTTAACCATCTATGGTGGTTCTAATTTTAATGCTACTTTTAGTGTTGTTGGTACTGATAATGCTGCATACGGATTTACAACTGCGTGGTCTGCTTCTGCACAATTGCAAAAAAGTGCTGGTGTAGCGGCAACAACAGTCCCTACGGCAACATTTACTGCGGGTATATCAACTGGTTCTATCACATTAGCATTAAGTGCAACAGATACTCAACCTATTCCCCAAGGAAGATATTTGTACAATGTATTGATTTCTCCTGGTATTGGTCAGACAGTTTATAATATAGTAAACGGAAATATATTAGTTTATACTGGCATTTCTTCTACACCATAAATATAGTTACGGAGTAATATTCTAAATGGCACAACCATCAAGTAGGGGAGAATTTATAGATTATTGCAAGAGGCAATTAGGTGCTCCAGTATTGGAGATTAATGTTGCTGATGAGCAAGTAGAAGACATCGTTGATGATGCCATTCAGTTTTTTAATGAAAGGCATTTTGATGGTGTTTGTCAAACATATTTAAAATATCAGATTACTCAAGAAGATGTTGATAGAGGTACAGCATCAAGGAAAGATGGAAGTGTTAATGTAGCAGGTATAAGTACGACTACATCATCAACAACAATTGCAGGAGTAAGTACAAGTTTTAATTTCTATGAGAATGGAAATTTCTTACAAATGCCTCCCGAAATAATTGGAGTAACTAAACTTTTTAAATTTGATGGAGCTAATACTGCTACTAATAACATGTTCAGTGTTAAGTATCAGTTATTCTTAAATGATGTTGCATTTAACCTTGGATATAGTGGTCTTCTAAGTTATGCAATGACCAGAACTTATCTAGAAGATATTGGTTTCTTATTATCAACAGAGAAGCAAATAAGATTTAATCAAAGAATGGATAGATTGTATATTGATATTGATTGGACTAGTGCTGTTCCAGGAGATTGGTTAGTTATTGATTGTTTTAGATTATTAGATCCTAATGACTATCCTAGAGTATGGAATGATTCTTTCTTAAAAAGATATACAACTGCTCTTCTTAAAAGACAGTGGGGTCAAAATTTATTAAAATTCCAAGGAGTTAAATTACCTGGTGGCATAGAATTGAATGGGCGGCAAATTTATGATGATGGAGAAAAAGATCTTGAGATTATTAGAGAGCAGATGTCTAATACATATGAAATACCACCATTAGATATGATAGGTTAATATAGTGCTTAACCCATTCTTCCAACAAGGTGCTCGTTCTGAACAGAGTTTAGTTCAAGATTTAATCAACGAACAGTTGAGGATGTATGGTGTTGAGGTGCATTATCTACCTCGTAAGTATGTAACAGAAAATAAGGTAATAAGAGAAGTAGTAGCATCTAGATTTGACGATGCATATCCTATTGAGGCATATGTTGATACCTTTGATGGTTATGGAGACAATCCAACTCTTTTAAGTAAGTTTGGTATTGAGCAAACAAATGAAATAACTCTTACTATTTCAAGAGAACGATTTGAGAATTACATCTCACCTTTGATGAAAAATGAAGCAGATGTAAAATTAACAACTAGACCAAAGGAAGGTGACTTAATCTATTTCCCATTAGGAGATAGACTTTTTGAGATTAAGTATGTAGAACATGAAAAACCATTTTATCAACTACAAAAGAATTATGTTTATGAATTAAGATGTGAACTCTTCCGTTACGAAGATGAAGTTATCGATACTGGTGTTGATGAGATTGATAATGAATTGATTGGTGATAATATGGATGGAGATTCGGAAGATGGAATCCCAACAATACTAGGTCCAACTCAGACTCTTACATTGGTTGGTGTTGGTGTAACTGCTGCTGCATATACTGGAATAATTACCTCTGGTGCTATTAGATATATCTCCATAACAGATAGAGGTGGTGGATACATCTATAGTCCCTCTGTAGGGTTCTCCTCTGCCCCTACAAGCGGCGTAACAGGTATTGCCACTGTAAGGATGATTGGAGGCATTGTAGCGTGTAA